TATGCATTATTGGCGGGGTTTTTCTTTTTTAGGGGAATGCCTATGACAAGAAACAAACATGAGATTTCGAAGAACTTAAACGAATACGTAAATGAGCGTGAGCAATGGTGTAAGGCATTGGCAAGTAATACAGCGCCATTTGCATTAAAGAATTTGGCATATGCCCATGTGCGTAATCTGGATCGTCGAATACAGAATCTGCAATGGTTATTGGATACAGACAAATGACCTGCCAAGGCTGTGAAGCCCGCCGTGAATGGATGAAGAAACATGCAAGACAAGCAAAAGAAAGAATGCAGCGGGTGCTCATGTCACTTGGTGTTGGAACAAAACAATCAGTTGATTCAATTGATCAGCCAGATGGTGCAGATCAACAACGAACAGACAGCACAGATCAATGAGCTTTTGATTCGATTGGAAGATGAAGGTGAAGAGCCAAGAAGCTCACGCAATTTGGATGATTAGATATGTTTCATAGCGCTAAAGATGGCAAGGGCATCCGACATGTGTTTGTGAATGGCAATCGCATTAACCGGGTCATGTGGGCGAATGAAGAGCAGGGTTTAGTTTGCTTCAATCCGCACTTTAGATTAACAAAGAAGAGTTGGCGTAAAGGCGAGATCTACACTCGAGTATTGCGTGGTGACGTTAAGGTGGTATTTGTTCATGAAACTCCAAAGACTACAAACCAGACTTGAGGCTGTAACACCTAAGCAGCCAAGACCACAGAAGAACTGGGGCACTGGTCGGGGTGGTAGACCATGGCGAAGACTCAAGGACAAGATTCATCTGCGTGATGGGTGGACCTGCCAATGCTGTAGTCGAGTAACTACAGAGCTAGAACTGGACCACATCATCAATGTTGCACAAGGTGGAACGGATGATGAATCCAATCTGCAATCGTTATGTATTGAGTGTCATAAGAAGAAGACACAGAAAGAATCAAGAGGAATTTAAAATGGAAAACCAACATCGCAAAATCAACGGTTATCGTGAGCTTTCTAAAGAAGAAATCGATTTGATGAACCGCATTAAAGAGAAAGGTGCAGAGTTACTTGCATTGCATGCAGAGCTTGTAGGGCGTCTTGATACTGATACCGAAGTCAAACTGGCTAATGCTCGCCAGTCTATCAAAGGGGCTGAGTACGAAGGTCGTCCATACACTGTCTATAACGGCAATTCAGATGAATGCCATGAATACCGTCGATTTGAAGCTGCTGAACCTTTGCGCTGGGCTGCAATTGCAAAGACTGATATTCAGACCGCAATCATGGCAATGGTGCGTGCAGTTGCTCAACCAACAAGTTGTTGATCGGATGGAGGGGGGGGGAGGTAAAAAGTTCAAAATCCTTTGCCAGCGGACACCACCCGCCATCTCACGTATAAAAAAATTTCCCTTTTTAGCTAAAAGTTAACTTTTAGAGTTAAGGAGTCGCAATGGCTTTAACAGCAAAAATGAAAGCTTTTGCTCAAGCTGTTGTTGACGGCATGAGTAAAAAAGATGCTGCAATTTCAGCAGGATACCCTGAAAAATCGGCAATGCAGCAAGGTTCAAAACTGTCAAAAAATCCCGAAATAATTGCCTATATTGACCAGTATTCAACAGCCAAAAAGTTAACTTCTGAAAAGAAAAAGTTAACTTCTGAAAAACCAGTGGCTAAACCAGTTGATAGCGGGGAGAACGACAGTCCTTTTGAGGATGACTACGCCAAAGACGACCCTTTACAGTTTCTAATCGATGTCATGAACGACACTGACAACGAAATGGGATTGAGATTGCATGCAGCAAAAACAGCTTTGCCATATAAACACGGCAAAGTTGCCGAAAAGGGAAAGAAAGAAACTAAGGCAGATGATGCCAAGAAAGCCACTCAAGGTGGAAAGTTTGGAACTTTGAACAGCCAACTACCGAGTTGAGGTGTTTATGATCTCAAAACCTAAAGATGCAACACACCTTGCTAAGACATTGTTTGGATGGGCGTATGCAAAGAACAAGAAAGGTAAGTGGTTTGTCCATGTAAATAATGTTTGGAAAGAAGCATTCACGCAAAACCTAGAAGTAAAACCAATTCTATAACTCGTATTTTATGGAATAAAACATGACCGCAATGCTCCCAGAATGGACAACAGCTTGCCCAGACTGGGAGGAGCGTATTGTCAAAAAACAATCGCTCATGCCATGTGAACCATTGTTTCCTCAAGTGGCAGATGTCGCAGAGCGTATTTTTAAAGAGCTTATCCTTGTTGATGTGATGGATAGCCCGAAGATGGGCGATGTCACACTGGAATGGGTGATTGAGTTTGTTCGTGCAATCTTCGGTGCGTACAACCCACACACAAAACGCAGACTGATTCGTGAGTTCTTTCTTCTGATTTCCAAGAAGAACACCAAGTCTACGATTGCTGCCGGTGTGATGCTGGTTGCGTTGTTGTTGAATGACCGGCTTTCAGCAGAACTTATTATCTTGGCACCAACGAAAGAAGTTGCAGACAACTCTTTCAACCCGATCCGAGACTTCATCAAAGCTGATGAAGAACTCAGTGCCATGATTAATATTTCTGAGCACACTAAAACGGTAACGCATTTAGGCACTGGTGCCACACTTAAAGTGATTGCAGCCGAATCTAATGCCGCGGCAGGTAAGAAAGCCTCAATCATTCTGATTGATGAGGTTTGGCTTTTTGGTAAGCGCGCCAATGCGGAATCTATGTTCCGTGAAGCAAAAGGTGGATTGGCATCACGTCCTGAGGGTTGTGTGATCTATCTGTCTACCATGTCAGATGAAGTGCCTTGCGGTGTATTCAAGCAATTATTAGATTATGCACGCGATGTAAGGGACGGAATTAAGGAAGATAAAGCCTTTTTACCGCTAATTTATGAGTTCCCTAAGCATTTGATTGAAGCTGGTGAACACTTAAAACCTGAAAATTTCTACATCACCAACCCGAATTTAGGTGCTTCAGTAGACCTTGAATACCTAATTTCAGAGTTCAATAAGGTTAAAGATGCAGGTGAAGAGTCGCTTCGAGACTTCCTTGCCAAGCATTTAAACATCGAAATCGGCATGAACCTGCGTGCAAACCGTTGGGCGGGTGCTGAATATTGGAATCAGCAAAAGCATGTATTTGGTCTTGAGCATCTGATTGAACAATCTGAGCTAATCACTCTCGGAATTGATGGCGGTGGACTAGATGACTTACTTGGCTTTGCTGCTTTAGGGCGATTGAAGAAAGATCCACGTATTTGGTGGCTCTGGAGCAGAGCTTGGGCAAATAAACTTGCTTTGGAACGTCGTAAAGAGAACATCCCCAAATATAAAGACTTCGAGCAAGAAGGCAGCCTTGTTGTTGTCGATAAAGTTGGTGAAGACATTGACCAGCTGGCGTTAATCGCAAAGCAAATTTATGACAGTGGTAAGCTCGACAAAATTGGACTAGATCCACAAGGTCTGGGCGGTCTTATTGATGGATTAACGGGTGCAGGCATCCCTGAGGATGTTCTTGTAGCGGTACCACAAGGCCATAAGCTCATGGGATATATCATGACAACCGAGCGAAAACTGGCAGAGGGCAACCTTTGGCATGCAGGGCAACAACTTATGGTTTGGTGCGTAGGCAATGCGCGAGTCGTGATGATCGGTAACGGGATGCGAATCACCAAGCAGGATTCTGGTATTGGCAAGATTGATCCCGTGATTGCGATGTTTAACGCGGTGGCTTTGATGAGTATGAATCCTGAACCATCAACGAAGGAATACAAGGTCTTTTTTATATAACTATCAATCTTTAACAAGCTCGCTTTATGCGGGCTTTTTCATTTTTGGAGGGGCTATGACTGCTCTGCATAAATCATTCGGCTCTTTCGAAATTAAAGCCGTAGATGATGAAAAAAGAACATTTGAGGGGATTGCAAGCACACCCAATCAAGACCGTTCGAAAGACATCATGATCCCTAAAGGGGCGAAATTCCAATTGCCTATGCCTTTACTTTTTCATCATGACATGCGTCAGCCGATTGGACATGTAATTGAAGCAAAAGTTACAGAACAAGGGATCGAGGTAAAACTCCATATCCCCGAAATCAAAGAAGCAGGGCGCTTAAAAGAGCGAGTGGATGAGGCTTATCAATCACTCAAATACGACCTTGTTAAAGGCTTGTCAGTAGGTTTTATCCCGAATTGGGCTGAAGCAGAAATGCTGAAAGGCGGAGGGATCCAGTTTGGGGATTGGGAGTGGTACGAATTAAGCCTTGTCACTATTCCAGATAACCGCGATAGCGGAACAGATTTCAAAAAAGCTTTTGAGGAACATAAAGCCGCGTTGGGCGAAAAACCTCAGACCGTTCCAGATGGCGCTTCATCTGAACAAAAACACGTAGTCGTAAAACTTGATAGCCCAACAAAGGGTGGAGTGATTCTATGAAAGAGTATTTAGCAAAATTACTCAAAGCATTAGCTGAAAAAAATACAGCGATGCAGGCAGCTTTATCAAAATCAGCAGCAGCAGGCACAACTCCTGATGAAGCCACTGAAGCTGAAATTCAAGCAATTGAAAAAGAAATTGCTGCAATTAAAGTGAATATTGATCGCACTGAAAAGCAAATTGCTGAAATTGAAAAAGCAGCTAAAACAGCAACACCAGTAGCAGGCCAAACTGCTGCAGAAGCAGCGGCTTCAGCTGAAGGTGATCCAAATCCAACCAATCCAGCGCCAAAAGTTGAAACTATTCCAACATTAGAAAAAGGTGTTGGTTATGCAATGGCAGTCAAAGCGACAGCTCTCGCTGGTAAGTCGATTGCGAAAGGCATTCAGGCTGATGCGCTTTCAATCTTGAAACATTGGGGCGCACCGAAAGAAGTGCAGGACATCATCGTTGCCAAAGCAGCAGTGGGCACTACTACCGATGCTGATTTTGCAGCGGCATTAGTCAATCAGCAAGTGTTAACAAACGAATTTATCGAGTTACTGCGTCCAAAAACATTAGTTGGTCGCCTCGTTGGGTTCCGTAAAGTGCCATTTAACGTGAAGATCCCATTACAAACGGGCGCCTCTACAGTTTCTTGGGTTGGTGAAGGTCAAAATAAACCTGCTACGAATCCAAAATTCAGCACTGTGACTTTAGGAAAACACAAAGTCGCAGGTATTGTGGTGATGACCGATGAATTGATTGCAGATTCAAGCCCATCAGCACCAGTCTTGGTTCGCGATGATTTACTTGCGTCTATGGCTCAGCATGCAGACACTGCATTCATTGACCCAACAAAAGATGCTGTTGATGGTGTTAGTCCCGCGTCAATCACAAATGGTTTGGTAGCTGACGATGCTTTTAATGCTGCGGGTACAACTGCTGCGCAGTACGAAGCAGATTTTCTTAAAGCAATTAAACGTTTCCTTGGTGCAAACCTAACACTTGAAGGTGCTTACTGGCTGATGTCAGAAACTAAAGCAATCGAACTTGCTTTACTTCGTGATGCCTTAGGTGGTTCGTACTTTAAGGGCATGGAAATGGGTAGTGCTGCTAATTATCTACTGAATATCCGTGTTGAGACTTCTGAAAACGTAGGTAGTCAAATCGTCCTAATGAAGCCTAGTGAAATCTTGCTAGCTGATGAAGGCGGTGTTGATATTGCTATGTCTAGCGAAGCAACGATCCAAATTGGGGTAGATACACAGGTGCCACCACAGCCGATCTTAGTGAACCTATTCCAACAAAACATGACAGCGGTACGTGCTGAACAGTTTAAAACTTGGAAAAAAGCACGAAACCTAGGTGTGGTCCGCATTATCTATACTTAATTTTCAATAAATTAAGATTAAAAAAACAGCTCCTTCATTGGGGCTGTTTTTATATCTAAGCAACTGAAATTGTTTAGCTATAGGAACAGCTTATGAAAGTAAAATATTTAAAGGTTATGCACAACGCCAATATTGGAGATGTGCTTGAAGTAACAGAATTCGAGGCGAACATTCTGATTAAAACGGGAGTGGCTGAAGAATATAAAGGGCCAAAGAAAACAACCAAAACACAGCAAACTGAAGATAAATAAGGGCGGTAAGCATGGGATTTTTTGACAGACTATTTCGTAAAAAATCGCTTTCGTCTGTCAACTCAGGCGGTGGATGGACTTCATTATTCGGAGGCGGGTTTCATGCGAATTTCCAAAATGATGTGAATTACAGTAAAGAGGATTTGGCAGCGCATCCTGCGGTCTTTTCATGCATTAGCCTCATTTCTCAAGACATTGGAAAAATGGGGATTCTGTTAAAGCAGAAGCAAGGAGACATCCTTGTTGATGTTGAGATTCCAGAAGATCTTGTTGTTTTAAGGAAACCAAACCACTACCAAAACTGGCAACAGTTTTTAGAGTTTTGGATGGTGTGCCGAAAACTGCGCGGCAATGTCTACGCATTTAAGGTACGTGATGTGTTTGGTCAAGTGGTTCGATTAGTAATTCTAAATCCTGATCAAACAAAACCATTGATTAGTGAAGACGGCAAAGTTTTTTATCAACTCGGTATAGATAAGCTTAATGGCACCAGATCTGTGATTGTGCCAGCATCTGAAATTATCCATGATCGTGAAAACTGCTTATTTCACCCACTTGTAGGTATTCCTGCAATCACAGCCTATGGCTTAGCTTCAGGGCTAGGGCTAAATATTCTGAAAAACTCAAAAATATCATTTGGCAACATGAGTCGCCCAAGTGGAATTTTGACAGCACCAGGTGCAATTAGTTCAGAGAAAGCAAAGGACATCGGTGCAGCTTGGAATGCGAACTATTCTGGTCAGAACATTGGTAAAACAGCGGTACTTGGTGATGATTTGAAATATCAACCAATCACTATGACTGCTTCGGATACCCAAACGATTGAACAGCTCAAAATGTCGAATGAAATCGTTTGTTCGGTGCTTCATATGCCTCCTTTTAAGATTGGCTATGGAGCTATTCCTGCGGGGCAAAAGGTAGGTGACTTAAATGAAATCTACTTCTCTGACTGTCTACAAAGCCCAGTAGAAGCTTTTGAAAACCTGATGGATGATGGTCTTGATTTAAAAACGCGTGGTTTTGAATTGTTTTTGAATGTTGATTCCCTTATCCGTATGGATAAAGAGACGCAGATGGGCATTCAAGAACGCGGGGTGAAGGCATCAATCTTTACACCTAATGAGGCAAGACAAGCCTTTAATCTGCCTAAATTAGCTGGTGGTGACACGGTTTACATGCAGCAGCAAAACTTCTCACTGGATGCATTATCAAAACGTGATGCCAAAGAGGATCCTTTTAGTACCAATTCAGGGGCTAAATCCGAGCCAAACCAGCCTCAAAATGCGGATAATTCAGGGTCAAAAATGCTCTATCAAGGTGTTTTTAAGCCTGAAAATCGGTATGAAAAAGGCTGTTTTGTTACTCACAAAGGCTCTTTATGGCACTGTGAAAAAGCTCATTCTGGCGAATTTAACCGTGAAAACTTCAAATTAGCGCAGAAAAAATGGGAGGATGCATGAGTATTGTGAACTTAGAAACTGCAAAACTTCATTTGCGTTATGACGATAGCGATAGTGACACAGTCATTCAGGGTTTTTTGGATGCTGCCGATTCAGTGGTTTTGAACTACATCACGGATGAATTTGCTGAAAGCGAATATCCAAAGGCAATTCATCAGGCGATTCTGCTACTGGTAGGGCATTGGGATCAATATCGAAATGCCGAGCAGGAAATGCCAGTAAACGGAAACTATTTGCCGATGCCAGTGCAGGCGTTGTTGTTTCCATATCGTAAACCAACAGCAGTATAGGTGGAAATATGGGACAAAGAGCAGGCGAACTCTGCCATCGAGTCACGATCCAGAGCAAAACATCTGGCTATGATGAAAACAACTACGAAATAGATCCTGTTTGGACTGAGTTCAAAAAGCTTTGGGCAAAAGTTGAGTTTTTATCCGTTAAAGACGCAATCAATGCCAAGGCTTCTGGTTCACAAACCACAGCACGCCTAAAGCTGCGTAAACGTAGTGACATCACTACAGAAATGCGCGTGCTTTGGGATGGGTACACCTTCCAGATTGTTTCACCACCAAAGCCCGACAATGAGAACGGCAAAATCTACATGACGTTGGAGCTTGCGGTTTTGGAGTAGACCATGGTTGTTGAAGTCGAAATCACAGGTATGGATGAGCTTGAGCGCAAAATGAAAGCCTTGGCTAATCCTCGCCTGATTAAGAATGCTGCGAGGCGTTCAGCGCGTAAAGCCATGGCAATTGTCCGTGATGCTGCACGCAACAATGCCAAAGGCATCGACAACAGGCTCACAGATGAAAAGATTTGGAAAAATATCGCAATTGCGGCTGGCAAGTCGCGTGATACGAACACAATTATGATGCGAGTCGGTGTAAGAGGCGGTGCATCATTTTCAAATCAAAATCCACCGAGTCTAAGTGGTGGCGATACTCGACATTGGCGCTGGATAGAGTTTGGGTCGGCGCATAATCCACCTGTACCATTTATGCGACCTGCTTTAGAAAACAATATTCAGGCTGTGACAGGTTTATTTGCGCAGAACTTTAGTGCTGAATTAGATAAGGAACTTGCAAAACTATGAACATTGTCCCTGTGGTTCCAACATTAAAAGCAGATTCAAATATCACAGCATTGCTTGGGTCCAATCCACTTAAGGTTTATGAAGACATTGCACCGTACAAAACACCTTTTCCTTATGCAGTTTGGTCAGTTGTGACGGCCAATCCTGAAAACAACTTGGACTGTGCGGCAAATATAGATCATGTGTCTTTTCAGATTGTGGTTTATGATAGCAATCCAAAGCGTGCATCGGATATTCGAGCAGCAATTCGTACTTCGCTTGAACCTCATTGCTATATCACCAGTATTCATCCAAACCATTTTGAGCGAATTAACGATACCAATGTTTTTGGACGAGGGTTTGATGCAAATTGGTGGTTGGATCGGTGATATACTGATTAAAAATTGGGGTATTTAGAATGCTGACTGAAGAACAAAAACAAGATGTTATGATTGATGTTGCTGAAAAATTTAATGAGTGGATGACAACGGGATCTACCTACCTTAACAACTTTGAAGCTATCAATAACGAAGTTTTTAAGCCCGCAGGCTTTGATGTTCAGACACTCCGAGGTGCGCAACCACAAGCAATCCTTGATGCGATTCTGGACTGTTGTAAGAAATTAAACTCAACACAACACTTCACATGGACTGCACTTAATGCGGCAACCTATGAGGCTAATCAGCTTTACGATATTCATCCATAGATTTTAAAACGCGAATAGCCGCCCAAAGAGGCGGTTTTTTATTGCCTAAATCTGCGAGTAGGAATCCAAAAATGAGCCAAATTTCAGTAGATGATTTTCTAACTATCAAAGAACAATGTGAGCAAGATATTACTGCCTATCTTCAAGAAAAAGCAGCTCAATTTGAATCTGACACAGGCGTAAATATTCACGATATTTATGTGACCACAATTGATGCAACAGCAATGGGTGATGGTGACAAGAAGTTCATCATCTCTAGCACTCAGATTCGAACCAAACTTTCTGACTAAATTTTAATTTTCCAACTTAACCGCCTTAAAGGGCGGTTTTTTATTGCCTAAAAAGAGGAGTAGCTACTCATGGCAGCAAAGAAAGGCGTATTAACGCAGGGTACTAAAGTGTGGCTTCTACACGGAACTCCTGCAACATTAACCCAAATGAACTGCATCAAAGCCCTTGTGCTTGGTGATGACAGTGCAACTGAAATTACAACCACCTGCCTTGAAGAAGAAAACACTACAACTTCGAGGTATGGGTTAAATACACCAGGTGAAGGCTCGATTCAAATTGATACCGATCCGACCAATGCAACACACATGAAACTTCTTGAGCTTGCATCTGAAAAAGCGGAAGTGGTGGTTTATGTTGGTTGGTCAGATGGTGCGGAGCCGCCAACATTATCAGGATCAGATGTAACTTTACCTGATACACGCACATGGTCATATTTCACAGCGATTCTACGCAAAGGCTCACCAGTTTTTGATGCTGATGCACTTGTGAATCACACTGTACCAATGAAGCGCCAAACAGAAGTAGTTGAAGAATTTAAGGTGGTAGCATAATGGCTAAGTTGACTTTAAAAGCAGCAAAAAAAGCCATTGGTGTTGGGAGCTTTGTCGAAAAAACGATTAAGTTCCGTGACTCCGGTGGTAACGAATTTGAAGGTGAGATTCTCGTAAAGATTATCTCCCATGATGACATCGTGAATGCTACTGATGTTTTTGATCTAAAAAGTAAGAATGAGATGACTTTAGATCAATTAAAACGCGCCTTGGTTTTTCGGACTGCTTATGAGGATGAAAAAACCCCTTTTTTCCCAAGTGTTGCAGATATCGGAACCATATCTACAGAGCTATTGAACACAATGTATGATGCCGCAGACGAGGTATTGGATTTCTCGGGAAAGAACTGGATCTCAGCGAAGACGAAGAATTCTGGTGTGAACTCGTCAGCTGCGGAATCGGTGGAAAAACAATAGCTGACGCAAAGCGAAATATCAGTCGATCAGAATTTTTAATATGGAGAGCCTATCGTAAAAAGAGAGGCTCTCTATTTTTTGGCCGACGGATTGAGCAAGCACTAGGCAATTGGATGGCACATTACACTCGCTTCAAAGTTAAGAAAGGCTCAGAGGTAAATGCTCTTGATTTTATGCCTCACGAAGATCGGCCAAAACCTTTAACGTTTGAAGAAGAACGCATGCAAGCCAAAAGAAAAAGTGAATCGCTCTAGGGCGGTTTTCTTTTTGGTCAAAAATTAGTATTTTGAGATTACTTATTAAAAAAGAGTAATCACATGAAAAAATTATTAATCGGCGTGTTGGTCGGGGCTTCTTTGGTAGGTTGCGTTTCGCCTGCATCGGATATGATGAATAATCAATATATGGTTGTGCAACCATCCCCACAGAGTTTTTCTGGATACTGGACAGGTAATATCGGTCCAGGATTAATTACTTTAAAAGTAAATAAAGACGGCACAGGGCTGTATTGTGAGAGTGCAGGGAATGATGTTAATACTCGCTTATATCAGGTAAAAATTACCCAAGACATGGTTTATCTGAGCAACGGGACAAGAATAAAGATAGATTCCATAGACAATAATAATGCCAACCTAAAAAACATATATCTTGGAATGAATATACAGTACAAACTGTATAAAGATGATGCTTTGACTATGTCTGCACCACTGTGCAAAAAGCAACTAATTCAATGACACACAGGTATTTATGGCCCCGCATTTTGCGGGGTTTTTTATTGCCAGGAGAAAAGTTATGGCAGCAACATCCCTTGGCCGTTTAACACTGGATTTAGTAGCACGGATCGGGAATTTTACGGGTCCAATGTCACAGGCTGAACGTCAGGCTAAAAGTTCAAGCAATAGCATCGCTAACAGTTTTAGCATAGCCAGCATTGCTGTGACTGCACTTGGAACAGCGGTAGCGGGAGTTTCTCTAGGCAGTATGGTTGCCTTTGCTAATCAGACAATTCAAACAGGTAACGAGATTAAAAAGTTTGCCCAATTGTCGAATAGCTCAACTCAGCAGTTCCAGTATTATGCCAAGGGTGCCGAAACAGCAGGTATCTCAATGGAGTCCTTTGCAGACAAAATGAAGGACATGCAAGATCGTATTGGTGATTTTCAGCAAACCGGCGGTGGACCATTAGCTGATTTCTTTACCAACATTGCACCATTGGTTGGGGTTACGATCCAACAGTTTCAAAAACTATCCGGCCCAGAAGCACTACAGCTTTATTACGATTCTCTGCAAAAAGTAGGCGCCTCCCAGAATGATATGAAATTCTACATGGAGGCCATCATCTCTGATTCTTCTTTGCTGATTCCGTTGCTTCAAAATGGCGGTGAAGGCTTTAAAAAATGGGGAGATGCTGCTCAGCGTGCAAATGCAATTATGTCGGATGAAATGATCGGCAATCTTGCATTGGCAAAAGAAAACCTGCAGCTTATGAATTTGCAATGGCAGGGATTACAGGCAACCCTTGTGAACAATATTGTTCCCGTTGTGCAAACCGTTGCTAACAACATGGACAATATAAAAGCCGTGGCCTTAGCATTAACCGCAGTGGTAACCGTTAAGCTGATCCCTTCGTTAATAGCATCAAGTTTTCAATTGGCTCAACTAGCAGTGTTTTCAATTAGAGCCGGAGCAGGTCTTGCTAGTTTTTCAGCATCTGCGGGGGCTACGTCAGGGGCGATGATCGCATTGCGTGGAGCAATGGCTTTCCTCGGCGGGCCAGCCGGACTCGCTATGCTTGCAGTACAAGGGATTGCAGCTGGTGCAGCTTTCTTGTACATGAAGAAAGCAAGCGATGAAGTTAAGCCGTCCTTAGATAGCCAAAACTTATCTATTCAAGAGTTGATAGCAAACTACGAAAAGCTTACTGATTCTGCTAAACGAAGCCAATTGCGTATTGAAAATACCAAATTGTCAGAACTGAGCGATGGGTATGATGACGCAAAAAGTAAACTGATTTCACTTGTTGTTGCAATGGGTCGTTTTGATGGTTCAAGTGCCCAAGCGGTAGTTGAAGCGAATAAACTTGCTATGCAATACAAGCAAGGGGATATTTCTGCCGAGCAACTCGCTGCCAGAATCAATGCACTAGCAGGCGCATCCGATGCCTCGAAAGCGAAAATTGACTCACAAGCCGGCGCTGTAAGTAAAGCAAAAGAGGCGATGCAATCACAGCAAAAGATTGTAGAAACCTTATCTGAAAAGAATAGAAATCTTGCATCAACAACCGATGGCGTAACTTTGAGCGTTAATAACCAGGCGCAAGCATGGTTAAACTTGACACAAAAACAACGCGAAGCACTGAAAGGTATCCAAGATCAGGTTTCTAAAGCTAAGTATGTAGAGGCCAATATGGCCGCTGGATGGAGTCGAGATAAGGCAGAATATTTTGCTGAATATCGACAAAATGCCGGACTTGGATTTACAGGAGCTACTTTATCTCCTCAAGAGATCAAGCAGGTTGAAGCCGGGTACAAACTCCAACAGCAAACTAAAGCACGTGAAGAATCCGAAAAGAAAATTGAGGAAGCTAAGCGTAAGCAACTTGAATTAGCTCAAAAGCAGTACCAATACAGCGGATCTGAATTAGAGATGCTGAAGAAAGTAGCATCTATTTCTTCACAATATAAATTGAACGAAATCGGTGCGAAATATGGTGTCCCAGAAAATCTACTTGCGGGTATTGTGGCTCAAGAATCCAAGGGCAATCCAAATGCGCGCAGTCCGACAGGAGCGATTGGGCTATTTCAAACAACGAGCATTTTCCGAAAGCAGTGGGATTTATCTGTAGAGGATTCGCTAAAAGACATCCCAAAAACTGCAGAAGCCATTGCTAAGGCATTGCAGCAAGGATACAAAGAATTCGGTAATTGGGAGGATGCTGTAACCTCAATTAACGCAGGGATAGGTGGCACCAAAAACTTAAATAAAAAAGGTTTTACAGGTTCCGCAGCTAAAACTAAGGAGGCGAAAGAGTACGCTGCCCTAGTAGACAAATGGTTTGTTGGTTTGAACGGCTCAAATAGTAAAACCGCTGGTTTTGCTGCCGAGGACGCCGCAGCTTCATTAGCAGATTATCAAGAATATTTGTCGAGTGTAGAGCAAGCCAAAAAAGATTCTGATGATAGGCGGAAAGCAATTACGGAAAGGTATTTTTCTGAAGAAGAGAGGCTAGCTTATGAAAATGAAGAAGCCATCAAGGAGATTAATCTAGCCTACGCGGGCGATGATGAGGCAATAGCAAAATACTTAGCCAAACAAGTAGATGCTTATGCTAAGGACCTTCAAGAATTCAGAAAAGTCCAAAAGCAAAAGCAGTTTGATGCAATCAATGCATATATTCAGATGCAGCAACAGATCCAATCAATATCCATTGGCGCTGACGATGTGTTCGCAAAAGCAACTATGGCACCAGATGAGTATGGTAGATGGTCTTTACTGAATAACCGTGATAATGCTCAGCGTGATTTAAAAAATAAGTACGTTGGCGTTCAGCAAGATATAGCAACCAGTGATACTTTTTCTACAGATGAAGATCGCTATCAGGCGTTACTTGATGCACACGAAGAGTATCTAATTGCTAAAAATGCCTTGGATGTTCAGTACAACCAACAGGTTAAAGACCTTGAGATGTCCCGATATGAGAACACGATGAATATGTATGGATCACTGTTATCACAAGCCGGAACTGTTTGGGGTTCAATGACTCAGATGGTGAAAGATGCTGCTGGCGAAGGAAGTGCTGCTTACAAAGCCATGTTCTTAGCACAGCAAGCAATTGCAATTGGTCAAGCCATGATTAACACTGAGGTTGCAGCAACCAAAGCAATGGCTGAGGGCGGATATATTGCTGGCATACCAATGGCAACAGCTATTCGTGCGCTTGGTTATACATCAGTTGGTTTAATCGCCGCTCAAACAATCTCTGGCATGGCTCATAACGGTATTGATAACATTCCAAGTGAAGGTACTTGGTTACTCGACGGAGGTGAGCGTGTACTGAACCCACAGCAAAACAAAGATTTGACGAGTTATTTGGCAAACCAAAGTTCAAGCGGTGGGGGTGATGTCAACATTCAAGTCAATATCACCGATTCGGGTGTAAGCACTACTGGTGCGAATACCCAAGATCAGAAGCAACTTGGGCAAATGATTGGCAATGCAGTGCGGGCGGTGATTCGGCAAGAACAACGGCAAGGGGGGTTATTAGCAAAATGAGCAACCTCAAATTTACATGGAAACAAGACCTAGAAGGCAACTCTCAAACCGCCTCGTTCAATACGCTTTCAAGTCAATTTGGCGATGGTTATGAGCAGAATGTGTCTGTGGGAATTAACAACCGCAAAGGGCAATGGAGCTTCACAAAAACTGGGAATAAAGCTTTGATCTTAGAGATAAAGTCTTTTTTTGATGATCATAAAGGTTCAGATTCCTTTCTATGGGATTCACCTTTAGACGGTGAAGTTCGAGTGAAATCAGGGGATTACAACCCTGTTTGCCTTGGCGGGGATGTTTGGCGAATTTCTACCACCTTCACCCAAGTCTTTTACCCTTAAATTTTATTCAATTTCATGCCCTGCCTAGTCAGGGCCTTTTTGTGAGCAAAAATATGGCTAAGAAAACATGGAATCCTGGTATAGCACCAACTGGGGTAGGTGGTGATACGCCTTATTCTGCAAATAATAATCACCAGTCTAATGCTGATGAGCTGTACGCACATTGTGGTGCTGATGCTGAAGGTAACTTACCTGCTGCGCAACCGATCAATAAAGGTGGTACAGGTGCAACAACAGCAGCCACAGCGCGGGCTAACCTTGGTCTAGGCGCAGTCGCCGTGGAGGATCTTGTACCCGTGGACAAGGGTGGTACAGGTGCAACAACAGCATCTGCTGCAAGAACAACTTTAGGATTGGGAAGTGCGTCGACAAAAGATGTAGGAGGATCGATAGGAAATGTCATGGCTGTCGGTGCATTCGGTCTAGGGGATACAATTCCAAATATAGGAATCACTCAAGCCGTCTTGGATACGTCTGTAACGCAACTTTCAGCATGGTATGAAACGTGGTGTGCGCTCCACTTCAAGAATGCTGACTATAATTCACTGAATAAAGCAAACTGGACACAAATGCTCATAGGACGTAATGCGAATAAGGGTGTACTTGTTCGCTCACTCTACAATGATGAAGTTGTGCAGTACGCACTGCGCGGTGAGCATAATACTACTGTAGATGGCAATGGCTTTGTGAAAGTCGCTTCCCCTGTTGTATATATTTATTCAGATGAGATAGTGCTTAATGAAGATGCTCAACGTCAACAGATTGAGTTTACGAAATTAGGAATAGGTGACTATCTACTCAAAAACACGAGCGGCTTTGCACAGGAAGGTTGGTATGTTGAACAGCCCAAAGATGCAAACGGAAACGTATTTCATGCCGTTTTATATGAAGCTTTAGAAAATGGCGATCTGTCGATTAAGACCTATAACAAGATTTTAGATAGCAATGGCAATACTGTTGCGGATTTAAACAGTCCTGTTGATATTAAAGAAAACCGTTTTATTTCTATTCGTTTAAATGAATTACCACAGGATACAACTGCCCCAACGAATCCAACAATCGTAGATAGTGAAGGTAATCCCGCGCCAACCAAATATCATCAATTGGTGGATGGCATCTGGGTAATTTCAGCTGAAAATCAAGAATTGCTTGAGACTGAGCGCATGGCTCAGATGCCGAAACTTACTCGTCGTCAATTCAGACTGGCATTGGTTACCAATGGCTATGATCTAGCCGCCATTGAATCCTTAATTGCATCAATTGAAGATCCATTGCAACGGCAGATCATTCAAATTGAATGGCAAGATTCCACAGTATTTGAGCGTACAAGTAATAGTCTGAATTATATGGCATCTTTACTTGAATTGGATCGTGATCAAATTAATGAGCTTTGGCAGGAGGCACTATTGTTATGACATTACTTAGTGACTTTCAAAAGCTTTATACCGATGGTCTGATTACCTTGTATGAACTTGATGCCAGCAATTTAGGTGCTGGCATTTTGCGTTTTCATGGGCATCAACAATCTGAAAATATCATTTGGAATGGCTTAGCCTTTGAACCAATGGCATTACAAGTCGATGGCTTGGAAATGAATTCCACAGGCAAGGCATCTAGCCCAACCTTAACATTGGCCAACCATATTAATGGTATTCAGGGTGCAGTTACTGCATATTGCCTGCAGTTTGAAGATTTTGCAGGTGCCAAGCTCAAGGTTATTCGGACTTTGGCCAAGTACTTAGATGCTGCCAATTTTGAAGATGGCAATACATCTGCAGATCCATCGCAGTCTAAAACTCAAATCTGGTATATCGAGCAAAAGACTTCTGAAAATTCTCAGCAAGTGACGTTTGAGCTTTCCAATCCAATCGATTTTGAGGGCTTAAAAATCCCTGTGCGTAATATCACCAGTTATTGCGACTGGTGTATGCGTGGCAACTACCGTGGGGAAGAATGCCAATATACGGGTTTACTCTATTTCACTGATAAAAATGAAGCCACGGATGATCCAAGTCAGGATAAATGCCGAGGTGATTTAGAAGCCTGTCGTAATCGTGGCAATGAAGCCAATTTTGGTGGATTCCCTGCATCCAATCTATTTCAGTAGGTGGTTATGAAACTCAACGCCAAACTTAAAAAGCAGCTGATGGTGGCTGCTAGTGAAGCCTATCCTGAAGAAATGTGTGGTGTGGTGATTGATGGTGAATTTATTCGATTGCCCAATATCGCTCAGGATGCTCAAAACCATTTTGAAATTGATCATCAAGCCTTGGCTGCAGTCGAAGACCGAGGCGAAATTCAGGCCTATGTGCATAGTCATCCTGATGGTACTGCAATGGCATCGGCCTATGACAAAGCGCAAATTGAGCTTCACGGCAAGCCATGGATTATTTGTGCCTATCCAGATTTAGATTTTAAGGTATTTAAGCCGTGCGGTTATAAAGCCCCATTGATCGGACGTAACTATTATCACGGTTGGCAAGATTGTTATTCACTGATCCGTGATTTCTATAGCCGTGAATTAAATATTCAACTGCTTGATTTTGAGCGCGCGGATCACTGGTGGGAATCTAAAGACAATACATCGTTGTATTTGCAGCATTACCAGCAGGCAGGTTTCTATGAAGTATCAGAACCACAATATGGTGACATGCTTATCTGCCGTGTGGGTCGAACCGAACATCCAAATCACGCCTTAATTTGGTTGGGGGATCATTGGCAACTGAAATCTGAAACAGTCGAAAAAGCGATTGGTAATACACTGGTTTTGCATCACCCATACAATCAATGTTCAAAACGTGAAGTGTATGGTCAAAATTGGGCTGAGCGAACTGTGCTGATTTTACGGCACAAGGAGTATCAGCATGGCTAAATTTAAGGTGATTCGATTTCATGGGGTGCTGCGTCAGCGTTTTGGCAAAGAATGGCGGTTGCAGGTCTCCAGTGTCAAAGAAGCCATGCGCTTGCTTTCAGTTCAGATTCCAGGCTTAGAACAGTTTATGCTGAATGCCCATCATCAGGGTTTACGTTTTGCTGTATTTACCGATAAGCGTAAAACCATTTCTGAACAGGAAGTGGACATGAATACGGGGGCAGAACTGATTCGTATTGTGCCTATTGTTGAAGGTGCGGGTGGTAATTCTGGAATACTGCAGTTGGTGGTCGGTGCAGTACTGATTGTAGCTGGGGTTTTTACAGGTGGTACCACATCTGTTTATGGTATGGCATTGATTGGTGCTGGTGCAGGTATGGCCATGGGTGGTATTGCTCAAATGCTGATGCCCAAAGTTGCCACAACCGAATCTAATAGTGATGGCAATCGCTCCAACTATGGTTTCGGATCTGCAGTGACCACAGTCGCGCAGGGCAATCCAGTCCCGATTCTATATGGTGAATTTGAAATCGGGGGCTTTGTCTTAAATGGTGGACAATATCCTGAAGACCAACTTTAAAACATAAAAATTTGAACAGACGCAGCAGCGTCTTTTTTATTGCTTGGGAAAAACTATGAATGCAGTAGTAAGAGGCGCAAAAAGCGGTAGCGGTAAAGCCCGTACTCCAGTGGTGGCGGCAGATTCGGCTCAGTCTAAAACCTATATCAAATTGCAATATGGCCTATCTGAAGGCGAAATTGAAGGTTTGGTAGATGGTGCTCGATCCATCTATTTAGAAGATACCACCATTGTTGATGATGCTGGAAACTCTAACTTTGATGGGGTGACTTGGGATTTTCGTTCTGGCACCAACGATCAGACCTATATGGAAGGCTTTCCTGAAGTTTCCAATGATACCGATGTCAATATTGAACTGAAATCTACCACTTGGGTGCGATCAATTTCCAATACCGGTATTGATGCAGTACGTGTCCGACTGCGTTGGGGGGCATTGCGCAAAACCAATTCAAGCAATGGAGATGTATCCGGAGTCACCATTCAATATGCCATTGATGTTTCGACCGATGGTAGTGCTTATGTTGAAGTACTGAATACCCAAATCAGCGATAAAACATCAGCCAATTATGAGCGCGCCCATCGTATCGATTTACCCACCGCTGAAACTGGTTGGAGTATTCGAGTCAGACGTTTAACGCCTCCAGCTGCGTCAGACTATGTATCCGATGCCATGTATGTGGCTTCATATGCGGAAGTGATCGATGCCAAGTTTCGTTATCCCAATACGGCATTATTGGGGCTTCAGTATGATGCCGAAAACTTCCAAAGCATCGCTAAAATTGCAGTACGTGCCAAAGGCATTAAGGTTCGAGTCCCAAGCAATTACAATCCTGTTACTCGTCAGTATGCGGGCATTTGGGATGGTTCATTTGTTCGTGCCTACAGTAATAACCCGGCATGGATTTATTACGACATCTGCACCCAAAAACGTTACGGTCTAGGTGAACGCATCACAGAAGCCATGCTGGATAAAGCCAGCCTCTATCGTTTGGCACAGTATTGTGATGAATTGGTCAATGACGGCAATGGAGGGCAAGAACCACGCTTTACTTGTAATGTTTACATTCAGTCTGCAGAAGATGCTTACTCGATTTTAGCTAAGTTGGCAGGGGTGTTTCGTGCCATTTCATACTGGGATGGTGACAGCATTATTTGTGATGCTGACATTCCACAAGATGTCTATTTCAACTATACCAATGCCAATGTTACTGATGGCAAATTTGAATATTCAGGCACACGTGCGCGAGATCGTCACACTGTAGCCAAAGTTGCCTGGTCTAACCCAGACAATCGTTTTAAGACTGAATATGAAATTGTCCGGGATGAAAATGCGATTGCAAAGCATGGCATTAAAACAGTTGAAATTGCGGCATGGGGATGTACTTCGCGTGGACAGGCTCAGCGTGCAGGGTTTTGGGCAATTCGTTCTGAACAGCATGAAACCCAAACGGTCAGTTTTAAAGTCGGACTAGATGGCAATATTCCAGTACCGGGTAAAGTCATTTCGATTGCTGACAATGACTTTGCAGGGCGCTTTATTGGTGGACGAATCAAAGCCATTTCTGCAGATCGTAAAACCTTAACCTTGGATCGTACAGTGGTTGCCAATGTTGGTGACACCATTTACGTGAATGGGGAGCAAGGACAATCGATCACTAAAGTGATTCAAGCTGTTTCGGGCAATACCGTCACAGTCACCTTAGCTTATGCGGCCAATGCAGTTGCAGCACAAAATGCCTGGACCATTGATTCTTCCGAATTGGCTACACGTAAGTTTCGTGTGATGACCATTAAGCAGGATGATAGCCATCAATTCAGCATAACGGCATTGGAATACAACCCATTGAAGTTTGATGCAATTGATAATGGAGCGTATATCCAAAATGCACCCGTCTCTATCATTAATCCAACGTCTCAGGTGGCACCAGCCAATGTGATGTTATCTGCCTATGATCAGGTACAGCAAGGCGTAAATGTTGCCACCATGGTGATTCAATGGGACAAAGCTGAATTTGCAGTGAAGTACCTGGTCGAATGGAAAAAGGATGATGGCTCTTGGATCAAGATGCCACTGACGGGCAATACATCGGTTGAAATTGCAGGGATTTACACAGGCAATTACACCGCCCGGGTAACGGCATTTTCGGCGTTTGATGTATCGTCCTTGCCAACGACGTCCATGCTGACCGCTTTGTCAGGTAAACAAGGGCTACCACCGTCACTGGCTTTCATGAACGCCAGCGGTATTTTGTTTGGCATGCAGTTGGATTGGGGTTTTCCTGCAGTTGGTGCTTTGGATACGGCTTATACCGAGATCTGGGAGAATGTAGAAGCATCTGATACAGGTGCCATGCAATTGGGACTATTTGCTTATCCAACCAATACCAAGATTATTCAAGGTATGGCTGCCAATGTGACTCGTTTTTATAAAGCGCGTTTGGTCGACCGTATTGGTAATACTGGAGCATGGACAGCGTGGACCAGTGGTACATCCATTACCGATGCACAACAGGTCTTGGATTTGCTCAATGATCAATTGACTGAAAGTCAGCTTGATCAGTCGCTACGGGATCAGATTGATAAGATTGATACCTTTGATCAGCGCATTATCGATGCTGAACAATCAGTGGCTGTGATGGAAGATCAGGTCAGTGGGATTATGGATAGTCAGCAGAACATTGTTGATGAACAGCAAGTCCTATCTGAAAAAATCGAAGGCGTTTATGTTCGGGTTGAGGAAAAGTGGGCAGGAAGTCAGGAAGATTGGGCGGGTGATCAAACCACTTATGCAGGGGTTTACACTATTGAAACGGCTCGAATACTGGGGGATATGGCGCAAGCTGAACGTACTGATGCAGTGATTGCTCAAATGGCTGCTAATGATGCGATTTACTTGCAGCAGATACAGACCAATGCAAGTCAAATTGCGGCAAATGCTATTGCAACAACCAATTTGCAAACGACTGTGAATAACAATACCGCAAGTATTCAAACCCAGCAGCAATCCATTAACGGCATTAATCTGCAATATACAGTTAAGTTAGATAGCAATGGCTATGTATCAGGCTTCGGTCAGATGAATGATGGCTCAACGTCTAATTTCATCATACGTGCGGATAAATTTGCGATTGCACCACCGTCGGCAAATGGCAATACACCTAAATATGCATTTGTGTATCAGGCGACATCGAGCACATTGCCAAATGGAACTGTTGTACCAGCAGGGCTTTACTTAGATCAGGCTGTAATTGGTCAGATTAGCGCGAGTAAGATTAATGCCGCTAGCTTGAGTGCAATTAGTGCCAATTTAGGTTCGATTACTGTTGGATCAGCCAATATTGCTGATGGTGCTATCACTAATGCAAAAATTGCCAATGCAGCCATTACCACGGCAAAAATTGGAGATTTGCAAGTTGATACCATTAAGGTAAAAGATAATGCTGTAACCAACGGTATTGCATCACAAAACACGACCAGTCTTACTATTGTGACAGATGGTGGACAGGTGCGTGTCAATGTGGGCATTAACTACTACCGTAGCCGTCAGCAACAATTTTCTGATTCTTTAGTTTTGTACAGGGATGGAATTCAACTTAAAAGTTGGACTTTCAGTGGTTACTGGAATGCTGGTTCAATGGTGTATGAAGTGCGGTTAAATCAAGAATTGCCGATGATCGTGGATATTGTAGGTGCAGGTACACATACCTATTCACTGAGTGGTTTAGGCACAACAAGTATGGCTTTGCTTGAGGTTAAGAAATGATTCGCTATTTTTTAAGTCTGGATGGAGAAATACTGCGAGCAATCGCAGGGAGCAAAGCTCAGTTTCAAATCAATACAAATGATGGAGAAATGTTCATTGATGTGCATGAAGCTGTTGTCAGCACATCGTATTATGACTTTGATGCAAAGCGATTTGTTGCATTAGATCCTGCACCATCAAAGCATCACATTTTTGATTATGCTCAAAAAGTATGGATTGATCCGAGAACATTGGACGAGATCAAAGACCATAAATGGATTGAAATTAAACATCAAAGAGAAGCCACCGAATACGGTGGTTTCTTGTTTGAAGGGTATTTTTATGATTCTGATATGACTTCGCAAGCGCGCATTGCCAATGCCAGTGATCTGGGCGTGGCAATGGATTGGACAACCCAAGATAATCAGGTTGTATTTTTGTCTGCAGAACAGTTGAAAGCTTTAAAAATGGCTTTAGCTCAACATATTGCTTTATGTCATGAAAAGGGGCGTGTAGCACGAAAATTGATATATGAATCTGAAACTTTAGAACAAATCGCATCAGTTACTTACTAGCACCCGAAAGGGTGTTTTTTTATGTCAAAAATAGGGGGTAGACGTGTCTGATAGCCAGCAATTCATTGATGCATCAGCTGCGATTGCGACAAGTAAAGCGGCTACATACGTAGGATCAGGCACAGCGGGGTTATCTGCTTGGCTGGGGTCCATTGATTGGGGGTTCTGGGTCAGTATCAGCATTGCATTGGCAGGCTTGGTCATGAACTGGTATTTCGCCAAGAAGAAAGACAAGCGTGATGAAATTGAACACAAGGCATATCTGGAGAGCCTTGAAGGAAAATTTGATGTCGAAGACTAAATATTGGGTGATGG